ATCACTGATCAAATTGAGGAACTATCTATTGCATTAGATGGTGAAGATGAAGTTGTGAAGGAAGGCTATGGAAATTTTCGTCGTCCAGAACTTCGTGATTTCAAAGAACTACTCAATCAGATTGTAGACGATCTTTATGCATATAAAGATTCTAAAAAAATTACTCGCAGGAAGCGTCGAGTTACTCCAGAAAAACTAGTTCGACTCGTCACATTATACGACAAAGAACTTGTGTTCGGGGATGACATCTATAAGCCACACTCCCCAACTGAAATCATTGGCTCCAAGCATGTGTTTTTGTATAATGTTGAGAAACGAGAACTCTGCTATTACACTGGACGATCTTTATCAGTTCGACGCACTATGGTCGATGGATTTGATCCAGATAAATCTTGGGTCAGAACTCTCAGGAAACCAGAAGAGTTTTTATCTGAAGTAATTTCATCCACTAAATTTAATGTGGAAACTATTGGTAATCACTTAACTACTAAACCAAAGACTCCAACTGGGAGGATGACTTCCAAGCACATTCTCATCAAAGTTATTGCATGAATGAAAAGTTACTAAATAAAAATGTAAGAGCAATGATAAGTGGGAGGAAAAAAGACTTGCAAAAGCCTGACTTCCACTTCGACAAATTAGTTTCCTTCTTCAAAAGAAACTATAGAGTGGAAGTCAAGATCTTCGTAGAAGACAAACAAGACTAAAAACTCTAAAGGAAAGAACCATGGGAAATCTATTACTTTTGCTTACTGTCTTTGCAGTAGGATTCGTTTTAATAGGATTATCATTTTTAGTTGGTATGGTTTTTGGATGGTTCGCAAATGAATATTTTAATCCAATTTCTAATCATGCATCCTCTGGCCATCCAGAAATGTATGATGAAAATGGAAACTATATTACCGAAGAATTAATTGCTGTACGTTTTGAGGAAGAGGACGAAGAAGATTACGAAGAGGATTAATTTATGATACTGGTCGATATGAATCAGTGCATGATAAGTAATTTGATGATGCAAACTAGACTGAGTGACGGACTAGATGAAAATATGGTCCGTCACATGGTACTCACATCTCTCAAATCATACAAGAAAAAATTTCATGCAGAGTATGGAAATTTAGTTCTTTGTTACGATAGCAAACACTATTGGAGGAAAGAAGTTTTTCCATACTATAAACAAAATCGAAAAAAGGATAGAGAAAAGTCTTCATTTGATTGGCATCAAATCTTTGAAATTCTCAATAAAATTAGAGACGAAATCCGAGAAAATTTTCCATACATTGTAATGGAAATTTATGGAGCCGAAGCAGATGACATCATCGCAACTCTATCTAAGCACGTTACTGTGCAAAACATCAAAAGGCAAAAAGAAAATCTAAAAATCGAAAAGGTTTTAATTTTATCGGGGGACAAAGACTTTATTCAATTATCAAAGTATCCCTGTGTAACTCAATACAATCCTGTTCAAAAGAAGTATGTAAATGATGGAATAGATCCTAAGTTATACATCAGAGAACATGTGATTAAAGGTGATAGATCAGATGGTATTCCAAATTTTTTATCCGAATCTGATACCTTTGTTTCGGGCAAAAGGCAACGACCTATCAGCAAAAAGAACATTGCAAAATGGATCAATGCGGAGCCAGAAACTTATTGCAATGAGCAACAGTTAATTAACTATCATCGCAATCAAAAACTTATAGACCTAGCTTGTATCCCATCTGAAATCGAGGATAAAATTATTGCGGAGTACAACTTGTTAAATAGTAGTACACCAAATAAAATTTCAATGAACTACTTCATTGAAAACAGGTTAGCATCATTATTAAATGAATTGGAGGATTTTTAACTCATGGCTGAACTACCAGTAGAAAGACTTCTTCTATCAGAAGTCCTACAAAAAGTATCGAATGCAAAAACGAAAAAGGAAAAGATTGATCTGCTACACAAGTATAAAACTCCAGCACTTCAATCAATTCTAATTTGGAACTTTGATGAAAGTGTAGTTACTCTTCTACCAGATGGCGAAGTTCCCTATACACCAAATGAAGCTCCAATAGATACAGAACACACACGATTGATTCATGAATATCGTATTCTGTATAATTTCGTAAAGGGTGGAAATGATGGTCTTGCAAACAATAAGCGAGAGACCATGTTCATTCAATTACTAGAAAGTCTTCATCAAGACGAAGCTAAAGTTCTCTGTATGGTAAAGGATAAAACTTTAGGTAAGAAATATAAGATTACCAGAGCATGTATCGAAGAAGCCTATCCAGAGATTAAGTGGGGAAATAGGTCGTGACATGTGTAAAATTGTACATCAAGACTGCAACAGGGATTTAGCAAAGGATAAGTCCCTCCCACTAAATTCATATCTGGTTACGTATGTACTTGACAACGACACCAAATATGATATAGTAGTATGTAACAAGCGAGCCCAGATCTTCGACATATACTGGGACAAGTATAGAGAAGGTCTGAAGGACATTCGCTGGACTGATGGTAAAGTCAACCCCAAGCTATGGGGTGTTGAACCAAAACAACCTAAAAAGAAAAAATAATTATGAGCAATGTTTTTTTGATTTCGTTAAGCCAAGGAGCTGGTAAACTAGAAGGTAAAACTGCACAAGAAGTAATTACCTATACTGCTCGTGTAAGTAACCCATCAAACCAAGAAAATTTTGACACCGCATCTGGTCTTCTTCGTTATTGCATTCGTGAAAATCATTGGAGTATTTTTGAACAGGCTGATATGACTCTAGAGATTAACACTACTAGAGGAATAGCGGCGCAAATTTTACGTCACCGTTCATTTACATTTCAGGAATTTTCACAACGGTATGCTGACACAAAACTTCTGCTCGATAAACCTTCAATTCCAGATCTTCGTCGTCAAGATACTAAAAATCGTCAAAACTCAATTGATGACATTAGTGATTATGTGAAGCTTCGTATGCAAGGTGAAATTGCAGAATACTTTGAGCAGGGTCAACAATTATATGATTCGTTACTCAAGCAAGGTGTGGCAAAAGAATGTGCAAGATTTGTACTTCCACTAGCAACACCAACTCGGATTTACATGAAAGGATCCTGCCGTTCATGGATTCATTATATTAATCTTCGATCTTCAAATGGAACTCAAAAGGAACACATGGATATTGCAAATGAATGCAAAGATGTGTTCAAGACTTGTTTTCCAGATGTTGCAACTGCACTAGAGTGGTAATTACCAGGAGGAATAAATTTGCCAACTTATAGATTTAAAGATAATACCACTGGTGAAGAATTTGAGAAGTGGATGTATATGGCTGAACGAGAGCCATACCTAAAAGAAAACCCACACATCACCCAAGTTCCGACAGGAATGTATTCTATTAGTGAGGTTGGGGACTGGAAAAATTCTAAAGTCCCTGGCTCATTCAAAGATGTGTTAGGTCGCATCAAAAAATCATATCCAAACTCCACTTTGGAAGTATGACAAGTTCCCGCAGAAAGAAAACCGACACAACATTCGCAGACGTACCTGCTAAGAAAATGAGACGTAAAAAGCCCATTGATTCTGAGCACATGAAGGATATTCAACCTTTGACGCCAGCTCAGGAAAAAGTATTTGATGAATACTCCAGCGGAAAGAATCTTTTCCTATATGGAGCAGCGGGAACAGGTAAAACATTCGTTAGCTTATATCTAGCTCTTCAGGATGTTTTTAATGAGAGGACTCCATATGAAAAAATCTATATGGTTCGTTCTCTAGTTTCCACAAGAGAAATTGGTTTCCTTCCAGGGGACCATGAAGATAAATCAAGTCTTTACCAGATTCCATATAAGAATATGGTAAAGTACATGTTTGAAATGCCTGATGATGCATCATTTGAAATGCTATATGGCAATCTAAAAAATCAAGGAACTATTAGTTTCTGGTCTACTTCATTCATTCGTGGCACAACACTAGATGATGCAATTATCATTGTGGATGAAAGTCAGAACTTAAATTTCCATGAACTAGATTCTATCATTACTCGTGTTGGTCAGAATTCTAAGATTATTTTCTGTGGTGATGTTCAGCAAACTGACCTTATAAAGACTAATGAACGGAATGGTATTTTGAACTTCATGAGCATTCTACAAACCATGGAAGAGTTTTCTATGGTAGAATTTGGAATCGAAGACATTGTACGTTCTGGTCTAATCAGAAGCTATCTAATTAGTAAATTGAATTTGGGATTCTGACGTGTTTGTACATTTAGATCATGCTCCGCTGATTGATTTAGAAGCTATAACCTCAGATAGCGGAAGGTTATATGTTACTCCAGATGGTAACAAATATCCTTCCGTTACTACTGTTATTGGTGCAACTTCAAAAAAATCTATTCTAGAATGGAGAAAACGAGTAGGGGAAAAGGAAGCAAATAGAATTTCTTCTAGAGCTGCTTCTCGTGGTACATATCTTCACTCTATGAATGAAGATTACCTAAATAATATATTCAATGAAGAGAAGTACAAGGATAAAGTACTTCCATTGTTCATGTTTAAACATTTAAAGCCCTTCCTAAACAAGATTAATAATATTCATGTTTTAGAAGGTGCTTTATATAGCGATAGACTAAAACTTGCTGGACGAGTTGACTGCATTGCAGAATACGAAAATGAACTAGCAATTATAGACTTTAAAAGTTCCACTGAACCCAAGAAGAGAGAGTGGATTGAAAATTACATTGCTCAGGAATGTGCATATGCAATGATGTATTATGAACGTACTGGCATTAAAGTAAAAAAACTTGTGACTTTAATCGCCTGCGAAGATGGAGAAATTCAAGTCTTCCAGGAGTACGATATTATGAAATATATGAATGTTTTGATGGAATACATTAAAGAATGGAACACCCAAAATTCTATGTCACTTCAATAATGAATTCAGATAAACAACTCAAAAAAAACGGAAAGGGTCCAATACGAAACGACTCGTTTTATAAACATACCCCTCAAGCCACTGAATCATTTGATGAAATTATTGAGAATAAATTTATGACAGCATCTAAATTTTCCATGGAAGTGGAAGAAATTGTTAAGACAAATCATGGTGGACTTAGTTATATTGACGCAATATTAGTATATTGTGAACAACATAGTATTGAATTAGAAAGTGTATCTAAACTAATCTCTAAGCCACTTAAAGAAAAACTTAAAGTTGATGCTCAGCGTATGAACTTTATGAAAAAAACTTCTCGTGCAAGACTTCCTCTATGAATGGGTTTGAAGTTTATAAACTTTACCTTGCAATAAAATTACACTTTACTTCAGATAGCTATAACTATTTTACCTTTAACGGAAAAACAAGAACTACTCTTCAATCTTTTGAAAAACGAAGAGACAAATATTTTTTTAAAAAGTTAGCTACAAAATTCAATCAAGATGAATTAATTCAGTATTTTGTAGCGCACTTTGTTCAAAATGGAGATACTTGGATTGGAGATATTTCTAAAATAGAAAATTCTTCAGTCTATAATAATTGGATAAAGAAAATTCAAAGTATGAGTTTTGTGTTCTCAAATGATTTAGATGTATTATTAACTGATAATTCATTTGAAGATTTATTTAAAGTCATAAATACTCATCCTCCAATTATAAAGCAGTATCTATCAAGTCGTATAAGTTTAGAAACGCTGGTTATTCTTAACCAACTGTTAAACTTTATCAAGGACTTTGATAAATCAATTAATGATCCAATAGTTTGGCCAGACATTAAAAAGAAGGTGTTGAAATACGAACCTTTTCTTTCTTTGGACAAACCTAAATATAAGCAGATAGTTTTGTCGAAGGTTTCTAGCTGATGTCGTTTTTTGAACAAGATCTAATTCGTGATGAATTAACGGAAATGACACAATTGTATCATGAAATTGCTGCAATTATGTATAGTCCACATGAAAAATCTGAAGAAACTCGTAGAGATTGTTTAGATAAATTGAACAGACTTGTAGAACTTCAAGAGCTTCTCTATTTCAGAGCAAAGTATTCTAGCGATGAGGAAGCTGAAGAATTTGTTAGTATGTTACGAGCATCTGCTACATTCCTTGGGGTGCCTCCAGAAGTTGATGTGTCACAAATCTTCACCCACATGAAGGAAGACATCATCCGAGCCAAGGAGGCACTTGACAAATCTCTCTGATCCTGCTATGATATTCTCATGGGTTGGGGTCCACAAGCCAAATCCATTTAATCCAACAAATACGGAGAATCCACATGTCTTTTGCAACACTAAAGCGTAACTCAACTAACTCATTTGACAAGCTAACCCAAGAAATCGAAAAGATGTCTATCACAGAAGGAGGTGCAGACGAAAGGTTCTGGAAGCCTGAGATGGATAAGTCAGGTAACGGGTATGCTGTAATTCGTTTTCTACCAGCTCCTGAGGGCGAAGATGTACCTTGGGCCAAAGTCTGGAGCCATGCTTTCCAAGGTCCTGGTGGCTGGTATATTGAAAACTCTTTAACCACACTCAACAAGAAAGATCCTGTAGGTGATCTAAACCGTCAACTCTGGAACAGCGGTAGCGAGCACGACAAAGAAATTGCCCGCAAACAGAAGCGTAAGCTAACCTACTACACCAACATCTATGTAATCAAAGATCCTGCTCACCCAGAAAACGAAGGCAAGGTGTTCCTTTATAAGTTTGGCAAGAAGATTTTTGATAAGATCACTGAAGCTATGCAGCCAGCATTTATTGATGAGAAACCAATCAATCCTTTTGATTTCTGGACTGGTGCTGATTTTAAACTGAAGCTTCGTAAAGTTGATGGTTATTGGAACTATGACAAGTCTGAATTTGCAACCCCTGGAATTCTAGGTGATTTTGATGATGATAAGCTAGAGCAAATCTATTCAAAGGCTTATAGCCTAGCTCAGTTCTCTGCAGATGATAACTTCAAAACTTACGAAGAACTAGCCAAGCGTTTGAATGATGTTCTAAACTCAAAGCCAGTTGTACGTATTGATCGTGAAACTTATGAAGATGAGGAGTCTGTAAATGAAAACGTCGCTACTTTTGCTTCTACTTCCACTCCTTCCTTCTCTTCTCGTTCTAGTAGCACTGAAGATGAAGATGACACTCTCAGCTACTTTGCACGACTAGCTGAAGAAGACTGATAATATTAAAGGAGGCATAAAGCCTCCTTTTTTTATAGCTCGGTTTCTGAGAATCTAATTCCGTTGGAATCAATTTTGTACTCTGTATCATATGCAAATAGAGTAGCAATCTCTTCTTCCATGGTGGTTAAAAATTGTGGCTGAATTAAAAATATTTCTTTTTTGTTTTCGTTCTCTCTGTATTCAAATTCTCTATTAGTAATTGGGGTCATTACTTGAGATCCAGATAGTAATGATCCATTTGTTTTAGTGAATGTATATGATGGATAATAACCAGCTGCTTGCTGGTCTGCTCTTCCTTCATTGTATTCAATAATTACACCACCATTTAAAACGATATTGGAACCTTCGTATATTTCTTTTGTTTCCCAAAATTTAATATTATCTTGAGTATCTCCATATTTCTTTTCTATTGCTAGATCTAATTCGTAATCTGATACAGGCCAGTCATTATTGATGTCAATAATATTATTAAGGATTAATATTGTCCAATACCAATCAGGAGATCCATATTGTTTATTTGATACTTGTTCTGGAGTTTCACCTTGTTGAATGGTATATCTTGTGGATGCAAGATATAATGCATTTAGATTGTCTCTAAATCTAACTCTACGAAATAAATTTTTAGATAATTTTATTCCACCTTTATATGGATAATAAAAGTCTGGCTGAGAATTAAAAAACATTATTCGACTCCATTACTTTCCTTTAACGACATCGTTTGCGGTAATAATTTCAGTTTCTGCAAATGCCATTGTGACTTCATATGCAACTGGGGCAGGACCACTCAATCCAGCTCCTGCAGTATTAATATGGGTTGCCCAAACATTATCTGGAGTATAATTAACTTGAATATTTTTTAGCACACAAGGTTTGATTTGTGGAAGTGATTGAATTGATGTTTGAGTTCCAGCCTGTTTCCATTTTAAATCAAAGATGTTTGGAACAGTTAACCATCTGTCTTCTAATTTGGATATTACATTGTATATTGCAGGAGGTTGTGCTCCTTGATTTTGAATTGGTCCACTACCACTATAATTAGGCAGTGAATAGTATCTAAGAGTTTTGATAATGTTATGAATTCTGACCTGTTCAGATGCATTTCTAGGAACTAATTTCCAAGAAAAATTAAACTCTCTCATCGCAATTCCTTTGAAAATCTGTTCGACATACGGATTTAATATTTTCCCTCCAATGCCACTGGTCAATGCTTCCGCTGGTGGTGCTCCTGGAATATTTTTGATTGCGTTTAAAATAAATTCTGCAGTTCCAGCACCCGCCATTGTACTAATCATATTACCGATTTGACCTGGATCGTTTACTGCTGCTCCTGCTAGGCCAGGTAACATTTTACCTAACATCCCTATATTTTCAGAAGACCAAGATAGTTGATCGTTATAGTTAATATCATTTGGAACTGGCAATAGCACAGTTGCCATGGTTTTACGTCTACTCGGAGTTGTTGCTCGTTTATTATTAATTACTTCATATACATCTGCACTTTGAACATCAGTAACAAAAGGATTTGCTTGCGTCCCTAAATTAGTATTAGCAATCGGAACATACTCCATAATATCAATTTGGAGCATATCTAACATTTCTCTTTTATCAGGCCAATATAAATCCTTATCAAAAGATTGTTGGGTATATCCTTTATTTACTGTTGTAAGGGCCATAAATATTTTATGATATGCCTTTTATAATAAGTATTTATGAATACTCTAAAGGGAAAATTTACCCCAAAGAATATTCAAAAGTATAGAGGGGACCCTAGAAATATAATTTATAGATCTTCATGGGAATTGAAGTTCATGAAGTATTGTGATACTAGATCTAATGTATTAGAATGGGCATCTGAAGAATGTGTTATCCCATATAGGTCGCCATTGGACAATAGAATTCATAGATACTTTGTTGATTTCTATGCCAAAATTCAAGAAGCTGATGGTACTATCACTAAGTATTTGATTGAAATAAAACCTAGTAAACAAACAGTCCCACCAAAAAAACCTCAACGACAAACTAAAAGTTATATCTATGAAGTAACTGAATACGTTAAGAACCAAGCTAAGTGGAAAGCTGCCAAAGAATTCTGTGATGATAGAATGTGGAAATTTAAAATCCTCACAGAATCGGAGTTAAAGGTATGAGAAGAGAAGTATCAGCCAGAACAAAAAATACTTCACAGCTTAATATATTTGAGCAGGTAGATGAAATCGCAAATAAAAAAAGAAAAGGATTTCATACTCTATCATATAGTTGGTACAAAGATACGGTTGCTGAAGTTGCTAGGAAGAATGATATTTACAAAACGTTAGTCACTCTTGATGAAACACTTATCCCATCTGGAGGCAATTTATATTTGTTTGAATATAATGCAACTTGGGCAAAAAAACTTCCATACTATGATGAGTTTCCTTTAGTGTATATGCTACAAGGAGGAAGGAAATTCTTTGGGGCTAATCTTCACTATTTAAATTATCCAACACGCTATAAAGTTTTGCAGAGTATTATAGATGGACGACCAACAATTCCTAAACAGTGCTTTCATAATTATGTTTATGAAGGTCTTGATACACCACTATTTAAAATAAATAGTGAAGACTGGATGAAATCTATTTTTCTACCGTTGGAAAGTTTTGTGAGTAGACAAGCAGGTTCATATAAACAAGTTAGTAAATCCTTTGTCTGGGGAGACAGCCGTAAATGAGTATCAATACTACTCCTACCAACTTTAGCGAATTTAAAAGTTATGTGCAAAAGCATGGCT